TAGCATAACGTGACGGGCACCTAGTTCAGATGCAGGATCAAATCCGTGTCCACCAACTGGTGATGTTGGAGCAAACGCAACAGCACCAGAACCAGATGCTGAAATGATTGTTGCATTTGCATAAGTGTAATTCATACCTGTATTTGCAACAGAGATATCTGTAATTACTCCTGCATTTACAACAGCATTGGCAGACGCATGTTTGCCATCACCTGTAATTGAGATTGTAATGATTGAGTTAGCTGGATCATAACCACTTCCACCATTCGTCACGTTGATAACGTCAATAGAACCGTAGCCAGCATTTGTTTGCGTTGGTGTTGGAATGTTATTGCCTGTTGGCACTGGCATCCATGCATCATCCATGAACTTTGATTTCAAACCAGAAGAAATGGTATACATGTACTTCCACTTGTAATCATCCGCACCTTGGAAGATTTGGTTTGCATTGAACGTGCCTGGTTCAAAATATGGTTCATTTGTCGATACGCCACCATTATTGTTCCATAAACATTTAAATACTTGGTCAAATTTATTCTTAACATAAAAATGTTTTAGTATAGAATCGTTAGTGTCCAAAGCATACATGTTAACTGTATCATCATAATAATCATAAACGATACCTGAAGTCCAATTGATTCTTTCGATAATCAAAGCTATATCATTTGTAGTAATCTTTTTGGCAACAAACATATTCTTGAATGTTTGTTTCAGATACTTCATATCTTGTGTTGGTGCTGGTGGAACAGCCTCTGAAGTCCATGGTTGTACACGTGACAAGAAGCAATAGAAAGTGCCGACTGTTCTTCCAGTTGAGGAAATGGTAGCAGTCGGTGAATAGTACACCGATGATGTTTGGTAATATCCGTTATTGTATGTTAGAATACCTGTATTTGCTGACATTATATAATCCTATTAAGCGTATGTAATTGCACAGAAAGTATTTGCTAAATCACCGTCAACACTAAAATATTGTAGTTTGGCTGAACGACCAGATGCAACAGAAAGTGTTGTTGAACCTGTTGTTGTATTATTTGCAAGAGCACCTAAGTTGATTGTTTGTCCATTTCCTGCTGTGTTTGTAATCCAACATTCTACGACTTTACCGTATGTATAATTTGAGAAATCTATTGTGAGAGTTGAATTGTATGTTGCTCTAATCATAGAGTCTGTTGCAAAGTCAATTGTGATTGCTGTTTGAGCACCAGTTAAAATTCTTGGTGTGTAAACAAAACCTTTTTCTGGTGCAACTGTTCCAGTGAATTCGATTGTACTTGCATTGAATGATGCAATCTGTTGTACAGTATTGGTTCCTGACGCAACGTTATACATAACAATTTTGGAACCACGTGCAGAGTCTGTATAGTTTTCTGTCGCAACAATATCAATGCGAGCAACACCAAGTGGTGCGAAACCTGTCGAACCCCATCCGTTACCAGCGACACGCATTAAAATATCATTGTTTTGTGTAGCTGTTGGTGATGCTACTGTTCCACGTGCAGAACGTCCTGCCATAATAGCATATGCAGAACCATCTGTGCTGAAAGAATCAAATATAATTCTTGAGGGTGTGTTTGCTTTGCCGGAAATGTGTAGCATTGTTCCGGACTGTGACGGTGTTTGCGTTGTTGCAGTAGCCTTGATGGTCATTGCCGCTTCTGCGGTACCAAAGTTTGAGTTGGCTAATGTGAATGTGCCATTAACAAAGCCATCACCTGAGATGTAAAAATCACCAGCAGTAAGCACACCATTTGTGTTTGCAATAGCAGAATTTGCTTTGTTGAAAGCAGCCTGTGTGAATGTATTTTGCGTGGCAATGTTTGATGTGATTGAACCATTCAGAGTTGATACATTACCAGAAATTTCTCCACGGATGGTTGCTACGTTAGCAGAAATTCTTGTATTGATTACTGAGTTAGCTGATGCCGCATTGGCAGAAACTACTGAGTTAATTCCTGGAGACCAGATACCATTTACATCAACGTAACCGACAATGTTAGCAGTCTCAATACCACCAACCACAAAATTAACTTTACCTGTTGCGTTTGTTGTACCGATTGCTAAGTTACCCTTGCCTGTTCCAGAGGATGAAACATACAGATATCCATCATGTGCTTTCGTTGCTGAATATGCCGCATCGGAATATGTCGATCCGTTAATACCCATATCGATGTAGTGGTCTGTGTCTGAACCATCATTGGCTGTTACAACGAAATCACCAGAACCGGAAGCTGTTTGATTTTCTAGATTAACTTGAAGATATGCCGCTGAGTTACCTGTGAATTGACCAACAACATTTGGTAGAACTGTATAATTATTACCAACGACCAGGTTATTGTTTGAATACAAACCTGCGGCAAGAGTTGTGAGTGTAATTTTACCAGTTACATTGGTTGGAATATCAACACCAACCAGCACCGTATTGGCTGTGTTGGCATTGATTGTATTAATTGCTGGTAAGTCCGTTATTTTTACTGTTGACATTTTTTATCCTAGAAGTAATGTTCTACCGTCTTGTGTTGTAATTTCTCTATTGTCCTGAGTTAACAATTCAGGATAGAATACTGTTCCAAGTGAGTTATATATGTTTACATCTGTTCCTGAAAGTGTACGACCAATTGAAACATTTGCAGAAGTTGATGTGAAACCTAAAGTTGTGTTTGCAAAAATGACATTGTTCGAATAACTTACATAAGTTACGGTGCCGTGGAAAGTACTTGCACCATTTACAACTCGAATTCTGTCACCAACAAACACGATATCACGCATTGGATTTGCCGTGTTACTGTATTCGCCATTGTTAATAATATTATATTCACCTGTCAATGATGTTATATTTATTCGATTGTTGGAGATGAGTACGTTTGCCGTTGCAACGTTTGCAAATGATAAGAATACATTGTCACTTATAACTACCGTGTTGCTTGCATCATTAACAGAAATAATTTGAGAGAATACATTTGGACCATAATCATGTGTTACTGAAATTTTTGTTCCAACATTCATAATAGCCGCAATGTTTGCACCAGAAAGGTTAGTAAACTTAATGATGTTGTTACTTGCATTCTCAAATGTTGAGTACATTGATGCTGCCGATGCTGTAGTTCCGGTATAGTGTGACAGAGGCATAGAATTCGATTGGAACGATTCTCTATGTAATACCACATCAGCTTGAGACTTCAATGCATTGATTGGTATTACTTTTGTTCCTGATGGATGTAATAGTTTAAATAATACATCTCTGTATGCATCGAACGATTTCTGAACAACCAATTCATATGTAAAGCTATTGTAATCTTGGTTCTCAAGAACTTGATTTGAACTCAAGAAGCCATCGTCATTGATGTACTGACCGGCACCGATAATCAAACCATTCAAGAACTTGGCTGTTGCTACAGCCGCACCGTTACCATATGTACGAATGCCTTGGTTGTAAATGTATTCACCAGTCTCTGTATTGATGGTTGTATAAGATGTGTCTAGGTCAAGATAGATGTTTGCACCTTCCACACGGTCAGTCAACTTCAATTGCAAGTTAGTCTTGGTATTTGAAGTGTAGTTGTATGTTCTCAGAATGTATTTTGATACTGCTGTGTTTGCACCTGGTTCTAGTAGTCTGATAGAATCAACAAACGCCTTAGAAACGGCAGCATTCACGTTCGAGCCTTGGTAAACAAGATCACCAGCTTTTACCATGTTTGCAAGTGAAACGTTTGTAACAACAAGGTCACGTACACGAAGAGAAATGTTTGGTGCTGAGATGTAATCTTCACCGAAGTTTTCGATTACGAATGATGTGATAGCACCGATACCACGTTCGTCAGCAACGGGTAAGAATCTTGCACCAGCACCTAGAACGGTATTGACTTGTAGTACAGCACCAGAACCACCAGAACTCTCAACATTAAGTGTTGGTAATGCATCATATCTGTACCCTAAACCGCCTTTAGGGTATCTTATTTGAGAGGTTGTATTCGCAAAATTATATGTTGCTGAGATAATTGAGCCAGTAGCATTAACTCTTACGTTAGCATTCGCACCTGCACCACCAGCACCTGCTGTAAAGGTAATAATATCACCGTTGGCATAGCCTGTACCTTGCGTGACGATTTGAATTGGACCTAAAATACCCAAAGCGCCAAGTTGACCTTTGACCTTCAGACTTTCTATTGGCTCGAAGTCGGATGTGTCATACAAACTCTGTGCAGTTACTGTAGGTAATGATCTGTAGCCACCGCCACCGTTGTTTAGAACAACAGATGCGATTGGATAAGTTGAAAATGCTGTGAAAGTAAAGGCATTAGCTAGAGTACAAACCAAATTTGCAGATGTATTTGCTGGGAAGAAAGCATAATTGTTAGCACCAATTCTGGTGTTTCTCACCGCATTACTTAGATAATCTTTTGGAATAAATGCTACGTTAATTAAACCCGCTGGATCAACTGACGATACGTTGGCAATAGCACCAGTTCCACCACCACCTCTGATTTGAATATATGTGTTTGGGTCTTCTCTGTACCCATATGAGCCGTCAAGCAAAGTAATATCACGTAGAGAACCAAGTGTTGTCTCTAAAACAAATGCTTCAGCGCCGATTGGATTCTCTGTGTCATCTCGTAGACCACCATAGAAAACAACTGGGTCGCCTGAATACGTTGGTGAACGACCAGTGTATAACTGACCACGTTTTCTACTGTCAACGTTTACGGAAGAAATAGAACCTAAAATCTTAGCAACAAGTGTTGTTGAACCAACAATTGATGGATCTACAATAGCACTGTCTTTAAAATACAAGGGTTGATTGTTGTTATCAACTACAGTAATGCTTTCACCTGATTCGAATAGACGTTCAATGTTGGTAATGAACACTTCAATTCTACCGTTAACTGAAGTTGATCTTTCAATAGTTGCAATTGATTTTGATGTGAGACCAAAAATTCTTAAATTATCAATCGACAACCATTGCTCATCATTTGTATCGAGTCTTAGACTCTTTGAAACATACCATTTACCATCAGATGCACGAAGAACAACATCACGTGTGAGGAAGATATCAGCATCTGAATTGTATAGCGCACGGAATAAGAACTGATAAGAAGCTGGTGTTCCTTTTGTTTGGTACAATCTTCTTGCAATCTTGACCATCTTTGACTTGTCGGTCAGTGCTTCCTTTGGGAAGTTTGGAAGAAAATCGTTGATATAATAATCAATAAATTTATTGAACGTTTCACCTTGTTCAACAAAGTCCACATCTTGGTAGTTCAATAGATTTTGTGTGCCATAAATGACACCTTCTTTTCCAGAACCAATGTTTTGTTGTTCTAGCCATTCATAGTATGCCTGAATGAAAGCAACGAAGGTTTCATAATTGGTATCAGACCTGATAAATTCAGGTAACTGAAACTGTACCTTTGATGAGGTTTTATTGGCGAAATTAGTAGTCATTATGTTAACGCTGAAACAGTTACACTGATTGCTTCTGGATCATATTGATCGACTGCAATTATCTTGTTATATGTAGACGACACGATTGTTGAATCTGGAACAACAGAAATTGTAAACTGACCAAGATCATTGTTCACATTTAGTGGTGAAAAATCTGTCAGAGTAACTTTACCTGTTACATAGTCAATAGTTCCTGCACTAGAATTCAAAATAGTTTTTGTGTTGTTGAGATAGTAATATGTTCTGAGTGTTCCGATTGAACCTTCAAGAACAGCATCAGCATAACCTAAAGCACCTGAAGTATCACCTTCTGCTGGAGTTATCTGAACAATTGCTTGTGTGTAATTAAATCCTGGGTTTGTTACAACCATACTTACGATTCTACCTGCCGCCAAGACAGCGTATGCTGTAGCACCTGTTCCGTCACCAACAATTTTTACCACTGGAGATTTTGTGTAACCGAAACCTTGGTTTGTAATGTTGATTGAAGCAACACCACCAACAGTAGTTGGAACTTCTTCGAAATAAACACCAGAACGTATAAAATTTGGTGATGTAACGTCTGTGACACTAAAGTCTGGTGAACTTGTTAAGCCTGCATTGAAATAGTTTCTTTTTAATTTGACACCGAAATCCAAGAAGTATGTTGACTTTGCATTCAGTTTAGGATAAAACTTTTTCTGTAAACGTATTGTCGATTCATTTGTTACGATTGATGGATCGGCTGTTTGTATTTGTGTAATCAATACAGGCGTTTTGAATGTTGAATTGAATGTGTTCAGATTTTCATTTGAGAATGTATTGACTGAGTTAATAACTAACTGCTTGATTTGGCCACCAGTGTATGTTGTTTTCTTAGGATCGTATAGAACACTTGTTGTAATGTTTACGAATGTATAATCTGGATCAACGATTGTTGGAATAACTGTAAGTACTGAGATTGGTTTGATAACTTCGGTGACCAATTTATCTTTTTGTGACGGTGTGAGTGTCAAACCACCAGATGGTTTAACTGCACAGAAAATCTGACCGTAAACTGGTGGTGTATTTTCTTCTCCGCCCCACACGGAAACGGAATCAATAGGTAAATTTGTAGAATTGTTTTGAATCAGGTAAATATAATCTTCTTTAGTTACAGCACGACCTTGAGCCGCATATGCTTTCGGTGCTGTGTATTTGATAGAAGAAATAGTTTCTTTGTCTGCACCAGCAAATGCTGATGTAATCGGACTTATAACCGTGTTTGAATAACCACCAACTGAAGACATAATCGAGAATGAATTTGCACCAAAGGCTGATGTTCCACTAGTTGAAATGTACGAGATATTTACTACGTTGCCGTCAATCAGTGTTGAGCCGAGAATGCCATCACCGAAATAAATTTCATAGAAGCCATTCATACCTTCTTGTAAGAAATATACCTTAGAAGTTGGTGTTAATGCAATGTAATCTGTTGCACGTGTGTATGTGTTGAATACCAAACTTGCTGATGAATCTTGTACTGAAACAACGAGAGTTGAAATGTCAATGTTTGCATCAGAAATTGTAAAGATTAACTTTGGATTTGATGTAGTATTAACTGTGTAAGTAGCTGAAGCGGCAGTACCTTCTGCGATTTCTAAGTTATTAAACACCGCTGTATTTGCCGATACATTTACTGTCGTGGAATCTTTAGTTAGGAATGTAAAGTTTACACCATCAATTGCCTCAGATAAGAATGGTGTGAATTTTGGTAGTGTTAGTGTAGAAGTTCCAACTTGATTAACTTGTAATTTGATAGATGCTTTTGAAGATACTGCTGATCTTGGAATATAATTCAACATTTTTGCATGTGAAACAACTGAGTTTCTTTGAACTGAAGAGTCCAAGAACATTTCATTTGCTACCATGTTGAGATAGTATGCGTTGTATTGCGTATTGTATGCTAGTAAATCAACGAGAACAGAGAGTGCAGAACCATCAAAGTTGTAGTCTTTTAGTGTGTCTTGTTGACCTAGGAATGTTTTTAAACTTGACTTGATTGATCCAAAGTCAAGATTTGTGATTTGTAAACCGGAATTAGCTGTTGCCATTATCGTGTTCTCTCAAGGATTAAATTGATTGCTGTTGGTTCCACATTATTACCAATGTAAAATTGTATCGTCACACTATAAGCATTATCATCTGGTTTTTCATAAATTGTAACTTGAACCAGACTAACTCTTGGTTCAAATTTGTCTAATACGTTTTCAATCTCAGATTTAAGAGACTGTGCTGTGAGTGCATCAATTGGCTCAAATAAAAGACTTTGAATTCTTGAACCTATATTCGATTGAAATGGTCTCTCAAAGTTCTTTGTCAATAACAGATAACGAACAGAACGAATGACTGCCATCTCATCATAACTCAAGGCGATATCATTTCTACCAGGTGTCCTAGTAAAAGAGAAATCTAAATCAGAGTAAAGTTTTTTAAGTGTCTGTGCCATTTTGGTATTTATTGCAGGAGTAAAACGACTTTTTCAAAATCGAGGACCAGTCGAAAAAAATTCTAGGGCCGGAACGAAAATTTCGAATTTTCTCATTGATTTGCTAAATTGTCTTTTAAACGTTCTGTACCTATCAAATTGTTCACCAGATACGTTTGTGTATTTCCCATGTTATCGAATTTGTTCAGTTTGTTGTAATCTTCAAGAATTTGAATTGATTGTACGTAAAATGCCCAATCAGATGTTCTCGTAGAGTAAATGTAATTATTCATAGTTTGCACATCGGAAATAATCAAATTCATTGCCGAATTAGAGATATTACTGATTCCACCCGACACAGAATTGTTTAATGTTACCATATTGGAAGCCATTGTCGTTGCATAGCTTATGATATCGTTCGCAATAAAGAGTCCTGTCATGTTTCCTAGCAACGGAACGGTGTTTGCAACACCATCAGTTGTATTCAGAATCCTAAGCAACTGGTTACCAATGGAAGTAGCATGTTCAAGTGATGGAATCGTGTCCGTATTTGAAGTCATTGTATATACACCAGAAACGTTGTCTGTGTGTAATTTGAACTCGTTAATTACAACAATCAAATTATTCAGATTTGCTTTTAAATTATTTGCGGCTGCCGATGCAGTTGAAAACAAATTTGCTGTATCAGTGAATGGTGCAAATGCCAACATTGTGTTTGCATTTGAACTCAAATTATTACAAGGCACCGCTGTCGGATTCACATAATAATTTGACATAACGATGCTGCCATTGGCTATATCGTTTTTCTGCCAATCTGGAATAACCAGTGGTGCGGCATTCAAATATGCCTCAGCCTGAGGACTCAAATAAAGTGCGCTTCCAAACTTGGAAGTATCGAAACTAAAATTTAGGGTTGAATATACACTGCTCATAATATTACATTAAAGTGAAAGGAGTACCAGTTGGACCTCTGGTCGTTGGATGTTTGTGGAAATCATATACTAAACGCATACCCATCATTGAATTACCAATATCAGATACCATAGGTGCAAATACAGAAATTGATGAAACGATTGGTCCTGTTGTATCAACACCAGCAAGTGAGCCAAGTTTCAAACCAGCAGATACGTTTTGAACTGCTGAGATTGATTGTCTTGAATTCAGAGAACCACTTACGTTTACATCACTATGTATGTTGACTGCCTCCGTGGCTGTTAAATTGATAGTGCTTGTTGAGCCGCCAGCAAACAAGTCGATATCTCCGTCCGTGGAAATTTCGAGGTTATCTTTTGATTGAATCGTAGTTTTCTTCTTTACTCTTTGATAAGAGTTGCCATCGATTTGTGCATATGCATCACCTTTGACATGCATAACAGAATCACCTTCAACAGTGATATTACAAACACCAGAAATCAGTACATTATTGTTTGCTACGATGATTTCATATTTGTCACCAAGAACTTTGACGATTTGTTGCCCGTTTGCTTGTATTTCGGTAAACGTGCCAGTTCTGTGTTGCAGACGAATACGTTCGGCACCTGGAGTATCGTCCATCTCCATGAAATGACCAGATTCTGTTTGTGTGACATTATTAAGTGGTGGTATGGCATTCCAGTCCGATGCTGGTTCTGTCCATGAGTAATCTTGTGGTTTAGTTGCCATAATTATGCTTTACCGTATGATTTTGGATTCAAAAGTGCCGCTGTTGCTGTTGCATTTACGGCTGTTGTTGATGCAGATGTTGATAGTCTTGCTACATCACCGATTAGTCCTTGTACTTCACCAAGTAAGCCACCTGAAATCGATAGGTTTAATGCACCAGTCAATGCGGCTTGAAGTTCAAGTAAACATTGTTGTAACATTGCTGCCACTTGTGCAGGAAGGCTTACTATGTATGCAATCATTGCTTGTATATATTTTATGAATGATGCAATTTCTAATATCGTAGTATTCACAAAATCAACTGCCTTTTGTATCATTTTGACATAACCACGGAGTGTTTTTATGGCTAATGTAATTTGTGCTACAATCGGTGAACCTGCAACACCAGCAGTTAACGCTTCAATTGCATTACGCAAAGCAGTGAATATTCCATATGCTTCAAGTTTTTGTATAGCAATTTCATATCTTATGATATTTGCTATGTCACACACGTGCGCTCGATTGTTGTTAGAACGTTCAACACCTGTACCTTTGATTGTGAATGATAAAGCTGGAGTAGTTGGTTCACCCCTTCTACATATTCCCATTGCTGGCGTTTCAGTTGAAACAATTGGTGATGCGGTGTCGTTTGCGGTAAGAGTTGAATTTGTCAGTTTTGCTTTTGCCGAAAAGCCAACACCTTCTGGTGCATCAACAGATTGAGGAATAGCTGGAAACACACCAAGCATTGCAGGTGCTTGTGAAGAATCACCATCTAAGAAGAATCCAAAAACATAATCACCTTCCATTGGTGTAGAAAATGTTCTTGAATCATTTATAGGATAAAGTGGTGTAGCCCAAGGTAAGGCATTTGTTGGAATTAATTGCAAGTTCTCCGTGTGTGTTCCAAAAATACGAACACGGCAACGACCCAAGTTTAATGGATCAACACGGTCTTCAACAACACCAATCCACCAAATAAAATTATCATGTCCTAATCTATTTTGAAAATCATTCATCTTTGACCTTTAACTGTGTCGGCTAATTTTTTAGTATCTATAAAATCAGACAATGAACTTCTATATGCATCTCTAACAACTTCAACCACAGTTTCATATTTCATTTGTGAACTAATAATATGACGAACAGAAGTGATAAGATATTTACCAGAATATTGTGCATCAGTTTGTCCCTCATTTAAACCTGAACCATCTTTATTGCTACCACTTGATGGTAATTCAACATTTATTGTAGTTCCAACTGTTAAATTTGGGTCACCCGAAACTGTTAATTTAATTCTAACATAATGTGAAAGTGCAAGTTGTGCAGTTCGATATGGAACATATGTCTCTGCTCTAATATCATTTGCAACTGTGTATGGATCGTCAGAGATACCTTCTGCTTTCTTCTGATTTGCATTGGAAATCATAACTTTCAAAACAGAATCGTAGTTTTGATTTGCAGTTTTACCGAGTCGGTTCTGTGTGTTATTGATTAAAGAGTTTTTATTTTTATCGTTTAATTTGTTTTGGTAATCTTCCACATAATCAAATTTTGTATCGTAGTATCTTCTGGTTAACGGATCAATTGTTATCAATCTATTAGCAAATGCACCAGAAACTGTTCCATACAGAGTGTCGAAGGTATCTAAGAATGTGTATGATTTGATTGTACCCAAATCTCTACCAAGACCACCACTTTTTTCTAAATCACCAACGTTTTTCTGACTGTAGATATAGTTGCTGTATGTTCTGCTTGTGAAAAGTGATTGTAAAGAACGGAAATTGAATCCCTCCGCATTCTCAAAAAACACAAAATCGGCACCTTTAACAGTTTTTGATTTTGCTGGTATTGCATAACTCGACAACCAATTGATTGCATCAAATGGTTTTTTATACGGTATGACAAAATCATACAGACCCTCTGTGGACTCAACAACCAAGTATTTGTCATCGATTTGCATGTGGTTATTTAAAATATCCGTAACAATTTCTTCGATTGTTTTACCCGAATATGCTTTGCTGACTTTTGTTTGTTCGGATAGAAAGAGTTCTTCTGAGCAAAAGTGTAATGCATAGCTTTCAGTTTCGGAGTTATTCAATATTCTTTCACCGACACGATAAATTCTAAAATATTTGCTTATTGATTGTCCCTCTTCGACCAATTTAGACTTTCTAAATTTTAATTCAAGAAAGTCATTGCCGCTTATACCAAGCCTGTCTATCATACTGATAGAATCACTTATCAATACGTGGCCTGAAACTGTTCCACGGAAAATGTCTTCATAATAAGACAATTCAACAAAAACACTTTTGATGTTTACTACATTTTTTGGTGTGATTATGTTAATTTTTTCAAGGTAAAAATCATCCGCAGTTAACAATCCACTTGTAACTGGAACTCTTTTTCCTACAATTTCAACGGTCTCAAGTGCGTCAGCCATTATGAACTCATCACCGTTTTAAGTTGTTCTTCCATTTGATTCACGAAATTTCTGTCCATAACTTTTATTTCTCTTTTCGCTTCATTCAGATCATATTCATAGTCATAGAGAGAGACACTTCTTTTTGTGACTCTCACAGAACAAGTTAGTCCACTTGGTAAAGTATATGTGTTATTAGTTTCAACAAATGAATTATATGCATCTTCATCAAGGGGAATTATTTTTTCAGTTGATACTTCTGAATAACTATCAGTTGTGGTAATCACTTGTTGATATGCATACACAGTTGAATTTGTATATTCATATGGTGTTTTTCCTGCATCTTCAGCTTCCGTTGCATACTTTGAATTGATATAATCTAAAAATTGTTCATAGTTCAATGGCCAATTCCAAATCGGATCCATGATTTGATTTGAGTACAATACGATCCAATATTTGTATGGATCATCATAATATTTTTCTGCAATAATTTCTGGTGTATCACCGTCTTGAATGTTGTATTTGTAGAACAACATTGGATTATCTTGCAATTCTTCAATTAGTTTTGCACGTGTTAAAATATTGGTCATTAAAATATAATTGCCATTTTGATCTGGCGTTAATACTTTTGGTAGTGTGTTGAAATATAACATCAATAACCTTCTTTAATTTTGTTCTTATCGATGATGACAGTTTCAGTAAATTGAAGTGTGAGTTTAATTTGAACTGGACTTCCATCATTGTGTGTTGCCCATGTACCTGCGCCAGCATAGTCAACATTCACATTTGTTAATACAGATTCACCGATTTTGTGTACGTTTGTGTTTTCTGCACCCTTATACAAGAATTGAATATCGAAAACATCTGGTATTTTCATAAACAAACCTTGATTGAATACACCATTAGTTGTTATTTCAGGTGCAGATGCCATTTTGAATTTTTCAATAATCTTTTTGATTATATCTGATTCTTCTTGTGAATATGGCGTCAAAACAAAATCGAATTGAAATTGTCTAAAACCAATACCTCTGAACAATACTTGAAGTTGGGGGTTCATTGCATAACCACCCTGATTAAGTGCAACATCTCTTAGATTTGTTCCTGCAACTTTATCAATTAAACTTGCAACAGCAGTTCGAACAAAAGGATCATTACCGGCTTTGTTGATTGTATTAATTGCACTTTCCGAACCAGCATTTTTAAATGTGTTGAATAAAGATACTGCACCTTGTGCTAAGAAATATGGTTTACCTAGTGCATCTGTCAATGAAAATGAATCATCGTATTGTGCGCTATAACTTACATTGACCGTGTCTGGTACATAAAGTGCAATAGAATCACCGACTCTTCGAGACAGTTTAACATTTGTTAACGTATTTGTTGCTGATGCAAAAGTTCCCGCTTCAGCACTACCACCAATAGCTTCACCACTTTTTACAATTGTCTCTTGTGCGCCTTGTAAATCACCTGCGGTCGCTTGAGTTCCCGCAGTGATTAATGCATTACCACCTCTTGTAACAATATTCGTACCTGATTGCGCTAAATCCGTTAAAACACCACCTAAATTACCTGGTTCGGGAGTTTTAATCGTAAACAGAATCACATGTTGTCGAGTTGGGTTTGAACCAACGTCCCGTGGGTATCTGTAATTTGTCTTATCGTACTTATTACCATACAGCAGGTTCAAGGGACCATTCACAGCACCTGGAATGGAAATACCTGCAACTGAGGTCGGGATAGATATTGGCATGTGTTTTTGTTATTAGAGAAGGTAATATAACTATTTATATGGCATATTCAGGCAGATTTTCACCTAGAAACCCACAAAAGTATCGTGGAGATTTCACAAATATTGTGTACCGTTCTACTTGGGAATGTAGAGTTATGACTTGGCTCGACAATAATGACGCCATTATCGAATGGGGTTCTGAAGAACTGGTAATACCATACAAGTCTCCGGTAGACAACCGTGTTCACCGTTATTTTCCAGATTTTTACGTGAAAGTTAAGCAAAAAGATGATACAATACGTGTGATGATTCTGGAAGTAAAACCTGCAAAACAGACAAAACCACCAGAGAAAAAGAAGAAGGTCACCAAGCAATACATACAAGAAGTTGTCACTTGGGGCATCAATGAAGCAAAGTGGAAAGCCGCAACCGAGTTTTGTCTCGACCGTGGTTGGACTTTTAAAGTATTAACTGAACATGATTTAGGATTGAAATGATTAGATTACATGTGTTGTCGGTTCCACACACGGCATCGACAAAGGAGTACACCGTTTGTGCGTTTACTCAAAAGGTGATTAATTTCTGTAAAATGTACAAAGACATGGGAATGCATGTCATTCATTATGGTCGTGATGACTCTGATGTTATATGTGATGAACATGTTACTGTCAGTACACGTGAACAGAATGAAAAAGTTTACGGAATCTATGACTGGAAGAATCAAGGTCTCCGATACAAACAAGATGATGAAGTGTTTCAAACATTCAATGCAAACTGTATCAAAGAGATTGCAAAACGAAAGCAACCACATGATATCATTCTCTGCTTCTTTGGTCTTGCTCAGAAGCCAGTCTGTGACGCACATTCAGACCTACTCTGTGTCGAGCCATCAATCGGTTACCCATCATCATTTGCACCATACAAAGTATATGAATCGTATGCTGTGATGCATGGACTACAGGGTCCAGATAAAATCTCGACTGCTGAATATAAGTTCTATGATGCCGTTATTCCATCCGGTTTTGACTTGAATGAGTTTGAGTTCAGAGAAGATAAAGAAGATTACTTTATGATGTGTGGAAGAATGGTTTGGTCTAAAGGTATCGACATTGCATCACAGGTTTGTCAGAAACTTGGTGTTAAGTTGGTTCTTGCCGGCACAAGTTATGGACCAGCCGATTGTAATCTAGGTAACGAATGGCCTCCACACGTTGAATATGTCGGTTATGCTGATGTAGAGAAACGTAAGAGACTTATGGCTGGTGCTAAAGGCCTATTCTGTCCAACAATCTACAATGAACCTTTCGGTTACGTAGCAATCGAGGCTATGTTATCTGGTACACCAGTCATCACAGTTGATTGGGGTGCATTTACTGAAACAGTACAACACGGAGTTACTGGCTTCCGTTGCCGCACGTTTGAACAATTCGTATGGGCGGCTAAGAATATTGATACGATTTCACCACGTGCATGTAGAGATTGGGCGGAAGCAAACTATAATTTCAATAAAATTGGTAACATGTACAAAGAGTACTTTGAATCAATCATCAATGTATCCAAAGGCACTGGTTGGTACACAGAGAATGATAGTCGCACAGAGTTAGATTGGCTCACAAAAATACATCCAAAGTTAGACTAAATAAGGGATGGCTTCAACACTAACCCAAATTGCTCAACAAAAGACTGCTCTGGAACAAGATTTCTTGTCCAGAAAATCTGTCGCATGGTTACAAGATAGAATTAAAAATTTGAAGTCTCCGATGTCTTTGGCTAAAGAGATTGCAAAAGAAAAATCTAGACAAGGTGGTGTGTTTCAGATGGGTGGTATGTACCACTTCTTCTATGATCCACTCACTAAAAGGGAATTACCTTATTATGATATCTTTCCTTTGGTGATTCCACTCAAAAAGAAAGATGACGGCTTTCTTGGGTTAAATCTGCATTATTTGCCACCAAAATATCGTGCCGCATTTCTCGATAAATTGATGGGGCTTGCTGTAGTGAATGCAGACAATGAACCAAAACGATTACAGATAACGTATGAAATTTTGGCTGCCACACAAAGATATAAAGAATTTAGACCTTGCATAAAACACTATTTGAATACGCAAATTAAGTCTAAGATTCTAACAGTGCAACCAGGAGAATGGGAAACAGCACTATTTTTACCGACTGCGAACTTTATGAAAGCACCAATTTCACAAGTTCACAAAGAATCAATAGAAGAAGCAAACAGTAAGGTGTACTAATGGCCGGCTCAATAGCAGAATTCAAATCCAGTTTTTCAAAAGAACTTGCAAGACCAAGCAAGTTTGATGTTAGCATTCCAGTGCCACTCGGACTTGTTCCGTACCGTGGAACATCAAGAATGCTTACAATGCGTTGTGAGAACGCAGAGTTGCCAGGTCGCACAATTGCCACAACATCAATGAAGATTTATGGTGTCGAGGAGAAATTCCCATACATGTCATCATACAATGACCTGTCACTCACTTTTATTGTGTCTGATGACATGAAAGAAAAGAAATTCTTCGATGCATGGCTTAACTGGATCAATCCAAACACCAGCTACAATGTCAAATACAAAAAAGATTATTCTGTTGGACTTAGAATCAATCAGTATGATGTACAGAATAAAGTTTCATATTCTGTTGATTTGGCTGATGCATATCCGATTGCTGTAAATGGAATGGATTTAAATTGGTCTGCCGATGGCTACCACAAACTTACTGTCACTTTTGCATACACAAGCTGGCGTGACAACTCGTTACAAACTCTTGCAATGGATTTTCTGGAGAATACGATTGCGGATTCGATATTCAGATCGAGTCCACTGGCACCCACTGCTGCCGAATTGGGAATTCAAGAAATTGGCTTTTAATATGGAGAAATAAATTATGGCTTTGCCAAAAATCGATACACCGATTTATGAATTGGATTTACCGTTATCAAAGAAGCATGTTCGTTTTAGACCTTTCCTCGTGAAAGAACAAAAGAACTTGCTAATGGCAATGGAATCAGGTGATTCTAAATCAATTGAACAAAATGTCAAACAAGTTTTAAATAACTGTACTGTGACAGAGAACATTGACATTGAGAAACTTCCAGTTCTCGATGTTGAATTTTATTTCCTAAACCTACGTGCTAGGTCTGTTGGTGAGATTGTTGAGAACAAATACCGTTGTGACAATCAAGTTGATGGTTCTGCATGTG